ATAACAAGCGCACCAGCGGGATGTATCAGCCCGAGGACGTGGTGGCGCTGCAAGATGCCAAAAAATACATCAGCCGCTTTGGCTATGACGGTGTTTTTAATGCTTTGAGTAGTTCTGGCATTGAAGAGGGTTTTGATGTTAGCCGCGATGGTCGCTACGTTTACGTTGCTGTGCGCGGCACGCGACTGACTGCCACCATCTTTCAGTACGAATGCACGACACCTTGGGATCTTTCAACAATTGCTTATTCCAGTAAGAGCTTGGTTGTAGGCGATTACGACACTAACTGCAACGGCATTGCAATTAGTGACGACGGCGCTCGATTGTTTTTCACGGGGTATGGTGGAGATACTGTGTGGTCTTGCACCTTTTCAACGCCTTACGATCTAGCTACGGTTACGGTTGATGTTAAAAAGGTTTATGTGGGTACGCAAGACGGCACACCATGCACGCCTTTCTTCGGTGACAGTGGCACCAAGATGTATATCATGGGTGCCGCTAACGACACGGTGTATCAGTACACGTTAAGCACCGCCTGGAATATCAGCACTGCCACCTACGCCAACAAGAGCTTTAGCGTAACCACTCAAGAAGCAACGCCCTTTGGGCTGTTTTTTGGTGATAGCGGCACAAAGATGTATATCGTTGGAACCACCAACGATACTGTCTACCAGTACACATTGTCTACAGCCTGGGACGTAAGCACAGCATCATACGCCAGCAAAAGTAAATCCGTCACAACTGAAGAAACAAACCCACGCGCGTTGTTCTTCAAGTCAGATGGCACCAAGATGTATGTCATGGGTACAACTGGTGATGACGTAAATGAATACGACCTAAGCACTGCCTGGGATGTCAGCACTGCATCTTTTGTGCGTGTATCTGCAACGATTGGTGATACAACCCCTACAGGTTTGTGGTTTAAGGATGATGGCACCAGGATGTATGTTATCGGACAGGGCGGTGACGCTGTTAGAGAGTTTTCACTATCAACCGCTTGGAACGTATCAACGATTTCGTTTGTACAGTCACTGTCTGTTGGATTTGAGACTGCACCCACCGGAGTGACTTTCAAAGATGACGGCACGGAACTTTATGTTCTTGGTCAAACAAACGATACTGTGTACGAAATCCAACTCGGCACAGCATGGGACATCAGCACGGCAAAGGGGTTTATTTATGTAGGCGGCACAGAAATAACCCCACGAGGCATTCACATTAACAATGATGGCACTCTTTTATTTGTCAGCGGTTCGACCGACTCAATTAGAAAGTATACGCTAAGTACTCCATATGATCCAGCAACCGCTATACAGTCTCAAACATTTGCAGTTCCTGGCCTTCAAGGCATTCATGTTTTTGCTGATGGACTTAAGATTTACGTAGTAACAGATAGCGCAGGCGTTAGTCCTGCGGGCGGTCGTCAAGTCAGGCAAATCACACTAACTTCACCAAATAATTTAACAACTGCCAGCAACAGCTCCGTAGAACTAGTAGCTCTCTACGGTTTAACCGGAACCAGCTCTACCCCTTGGGGCATCCGAGTTTCTCCTGACGGTACCCGCATGTTTGTGCTATCTGATGTTGTGCAGGGTATGTATCAATTCTCGCTGAGATTTGCGTAACTGCAATTATCTCTTAAGCCTCTTGGTCGCTATGCTTCTTGGGTAGCCATTGCTGCCATGATCGAAATCCTTGCCGCAGTGGCTGGCGCGTCTATCTCCGTTGCAGCGATGGGGGCAATGGGCTTCTCACGTAGAAGCGATGAAGCGCGAGATGCGGTTATTCGTCTTACAAGTGCAGTAGAGCATATTGCAACTCAACTTGAAGTCCTTCATCAAGATATTAAAGAAGACAGAAAAGAAACTTTTCAAAGGCTTAACACGGTTGAGCAAAGAGTCTCTAAGCTGGAAGCAAGGCCACCTTCCTGCTAATCATGGACCCCACCACTGCAGCCGTTATCGCAATTATCATTGCGGCTGGCTCTGAAATTATCGCACTGCTTCCTGTTAAAGAGAATTCTTGGGTGCAGTTGATTGTAAAAGCGCTTAAGATTCTTTTCCCAAAGCGCTGAACGCCGAAACCGTCTGGCTGGCGCGATTCGGCGACAAGACATGGCGTGATCACCTGCGCAAGGCAGCACAGGATCACAAGTTTCACGCCACTCTCAAGCCTCGTTTGGATCGCGCTGAGGCCGACTGGTTGGCAGCTCAACCACAACAAGAGAAGCCAGTCGTCTTGCATGAAGCGCCCGACGACACTCTGCAGACGGGCGAAAGTCGCAAATTGGGCGGCGCAATGCAAATCAAAGCACCCTGGAGCGACAAATGAGTGCAATTCAACTGCGCAGTGCTGCAAAGCATTTCAAGGAACTGCCGCATCAACTTGCAGCTTGGGATTGGCTGCAGGGGAAGCTTTCTGATGAAGTGCTGAAGGAGTTTGCGGAGTTGTATCGGGCTGATCCACTGCAGAAACAACCACTTGCGCCTGCATGGCTTGCGCCTGCACTCAGACTTATCAGGAAATGGGAAGGCTGCAGACTGGAGGCGTATAAGTGCCCAGCTGGTGTTCCGACAATTGGATATGGCGCAACTCGATTCATTGATCGCGCCGTGCGAATGGGGGACAAGATTACACAAGACATGGCAGAAGAGCTGCTTCAAAATGAAGTAGAGAATCTCTTTGCGCCGGGTGTTTTTGCTTTGCTGCCAATGGCAAAGACTTGGCGCTCTGAGCAGACTGCTGCAATTATTTCCTTCGCCTACAATGTTGGACTTGGGGCGCTAGAAGAAAGCACTCTGCGCAAAAGACTGTTCAACAAAGAAGATCCCGTAAAAGTTGTTATTGAAGAGCTGCCACGTTGGAATAAGGCGGATGGCAAAATCTTACAGGGACTTGTTAATCGCAGGAAAGACGAAATTGATCTTTTTGTTGGCGCACGTCCGATTCCTGCCAATGCCCCCAAGCCGCATCTGCTGCTGACTCGCACGGGAAAGCTGGATGCGCGTGGACTTGAGCAACTCAAGCTTGAGTACATCAAGGGCGGCGAGTCAATCGGGTCGCTACTGGTGGTTTCCGGGGCTCCTGGGGCGCAGCAATTCAGAGTTGGGGCACGAAGTCGAGCTGGCAGCCTTGAGCCGCTTCCAGAGGGCCGCTGGGGCATCGAAGATATTGAGTGGGCGAGTGGGAAGGACAACTACTCGGGGAGCTGGGGGCCTGGCCTTGGGCCTGTGAGCACGCCACTGAGGTATTTGGGGCCCGGGGGAACTGAACGCAGTGCTATCGAGATTCACATTGATAGCAATGCAAGAACTTCACCTGGCACCGCAGGTTGCATTGGAATTGCAAATGAAGCGGACTATCGAAAGCTTGTCAGCTGGCTGAGGGATTCAGATCCGCGTGATTTGTTTGTTGATTACAAACTTGGCACTTGCCCACAGCCAAAGTAATTAAAGATCGAATCTATTTTTGATGCGCAGCAAGAGTGCGCAGCGCTGTAGTCCTGTCTTTTCCATTAGTTGCAATCTTCCGCGTGTCATCTTTGTGATTTCGCAGATCTCCTTCCAAGGTGTCGGCGGCTCTTTCATGCGCTCAAAGATTACGTATTGCGTGGTTTCATCTAGGTAGCTTTCTATCGCTGCATACGCATCCTCAATTGCAATTCTTTGCTCTGCATCTTCTATTGTGTTGGAGTGCTTGGAGTCTGAGATTAGTTCTATCAACGGACTGCTCCCATCAGATTCGTTTGCCTGTTTGTCCAGGCTCGTTGAGGCTCTTGGTGCATCAAGTATTGTTTTGATCTCTGGTATGGCAATTTCCAGCTCGATAGATATTTCTTCAAGTGTTGGCTCGCGCCCAAGCTCTTTTGTCAGCCGCTCTGTTGTTTTTGTGATCTTGATGACTGATTCGTGAATTCCAATTGGTAGACGAATTGTTGCATCGCTGAATTGCATTGATCTTTGTATCGCCTGCCTGATCCACCAGTATGCGTATGTGCTCATCGCATACCCGCGTGTTGGGTCAAACTTTTCTACTGCTCTTGCAAGTCCGACATTTCCTTCCTGCACTAAATCCATCAAGTCAAGACTGTTGCATCTTGGAACATACTTGCGTGCAACATTTACAACTAAACGAAGATTGCATTTGATGAATTTATCTCTTGCTCGCCTGCCAATTCTCGCTATGCGCCTCTCTTCTTCTGTGTATTGATTTTCATCTTTGTCTTTTATGTTCATCCAAGCCTGCACCTGCGTACCAAGAATTACCTCTTGAGTTTTCGTCAGGAGGGGGTATCGCCCTATTTCATTGAGGTAAGCCTGTGTCGCGTCGCGGGCCATTGTCGGTGGTGGTGCCTCGTGAAACCTGTAAATAGTGGAGCTTCCATCGAGCCTGCCACTCTTGCGCATGATCCCACACCATCCCGATTCCGTAAACGCGCCACTTCCACTCATTTTCTTTACATGGCGCCTCAAGGTAAGGCTCGGTAATCTCGGTCATAATCATTTCTTGAACGTCAATGTCATCTCCAAGCTATCGCGCCGAAGATCAATTCCAAGAGCGGCTTAACGCAGAGCGCCTTAAGGAATTATTCAGGAGCAGAGACTACCAAGGGCTTCTTGATTTGGCTTTATTACTTAATCATCAGTCATCTTTCAATAACAGCAGGGCTCACTGGGCAATTATGGAAGCGTGCAAAAATATGAGCGAGGAGTTCTCTATTGATAAGTACAAGAATATACTTGAAGACTTAGCTTGACTGCGCCCAAATACTAGGCATTACAGTTGCATTAAAGTTATAGTGTCCCTTTTGCTTGTAGCTAACAAGTGGGGTGTCAAGCATCTTTTGAAATACAATCTGCCCGATAAGCATTCCCGGATACAAGGGAATCGGATGTACCTGCCTGATGTTGTGCAACTCAAGCGTTAGACGGCTTCCGTGAAAGCCAGGATCAATGAAGGCGCTGAGAGCATGAGAGTAGCCCTCTCTCCCTCTGCTGGACTTCAACGCAAACTGCCCAGCAACGTCCTCCGGCATGTTCAATAGCTCCTCTGTGCATCCAAGACAAAACTGCCCTGGACGCAGCAACCATGGATTCTCTTTTGTGAATCCAGATATAGGCGTCCGAATGAACTCTTGAGTTGCGACTGATTCAATCATGAGCTGATCGCTCAATCGCACGTCATAGCTAGCAGGATTGAGCTGTTCTGGCTCATAAGGCAAGATCATTGCCTCTTCTTTGCATAGCCGCTCGATCTCAGCGTCATGTAAAATCATTGATCTTTCTCTTTTCGCAGTGCCTCTACTTGCATGATTGCGTACTGAGCAAAAGCAACGTGCGAGGCTGCGCTTTGCTTATTCGCGGGCGCAAATGGGAAAGAGTCTTTCCAGTACTGCTGAAAGAGTTCTTCCAGATTGATTGAATCAGGCATCTGCTTGCTCCTTGTTCATGTACTTAGCCGCGAGTCCCGTATAAAGAGAGTACATGGGGTGATTTTTATCGTTCCGCCCGTCGTTTTCGTACCAGGCTTCTAAGCGATCTTGTCGCTTTTGCTCTTCAATCGGATTAACCATGATCAGCGAGTTGAGTGTTTTTCGATCCAGCGAGCAGCCTGGGCGCACCGCCATCCATAACAGGCGGCAGCACGCACTAGGGCTCTGAGGTTAGCCGTCAGAGAAGCCTCCGACTGCCAGACCCGATCAATGATGGCATCGGCTTCAGCGTCCGTCATCCGCCGTGAGCAGAACGGCTTGACCGTAGTAGGGAGCAAGGTGACTGTTGATCAGCTGATGCCGAGCATCGACCTCTGACAGGGCGTTGAAACACTCAATTATGTTGAGTAGTGGAAAGTGGAAGAAGAACTTCCGTGTTTTTTGTGTTGGTTGAATAGACAACAATCTCACGAGAAATTAATGCGATGGTAAATGCTGTAATCAAAAAACAAAGAAGATCAGCTGGCGATCTGTTCATTTTGAACTAAATCGAGTAGGTTGGGCGGCTGATAATTTGGCCCTTTTAGAACCTTGCCCGACTCATTGCGAATCGGACGGCCTTCATTGTCAAGCTTGCTCATATTGCTGTCAAACACTCGTTGCATTGTTTCATCAAGATCCCAGCCCATGTTTTCCGCCGCCTGATAGCAGACAAAAACAAGGTCAGCAAGTTCTTTCAGCAAATCCACATGCGTGTTAAAGTCGTCCTGCATTAACTGATTGAACGCCTCAAATACTTCTGTGAATTCCTCTGCAATCAAGTTAAGTTGCAGGTTGTATTGAGCGCTGCCTTTTTTGTTGTCGCTTTTGACTTCAAAAGCTTCTCTCCACTGTTGCGCCTGTTTCTGTAGCGATGTCATTTTTCAATGCCAAGAGTAGGAATAGGAAGGCCGCCTTCGGTAGGGACATAAATGGTGCGATTGCCTTTTTCGCTTCCCTCCTGCAGACCAGTGATGTAAAGATATTGAAGGTAACGTGGATTGTCTTTGAGGGAGTCGCCAATGATTTTGTTGGCTTCTGCGACGCCTTTGGCGCGTTCAACCTCCGCCTCTGCCTCAAGAGAGGCTGAATCTTTCTTCGCCTTTGCCTCCAGAACTCGCACCTGTCTGGTGCTTTCGGCCTCCATCAACGCTGCCTTGCCTGCCAGTGTGCGGTTATAAACACCGATTTGCGGCAAAGCCCAAATTCCTAGGCCAATGATTGCAATACCAATGATTGCAATTCCGCCAGCGAGAATGACGCCAGCTGTGTCTTCTTGGTTAGACATGCGAGTGAAGTTAAAAGAAAAGCCCCGCCGAGGCGAGGCCGTTGCGTGTTGAAGGAAGGATCAGATGTCGAGATCTTCGTCAGCGCCTTCGTCAGCAGAATCGCTGTCGCCGCAGGGAGTCAGAACAATCTTGCCCTCTTCTGCAGTCACGGTCACTTTGCTGCCAGGAGCAAAGCCAGCGATGGTTGCATGACGAGCGCCAACAACACAGTTGCCGGTCTTGCCGACAGTGATGATCGGGGCGCGACCACGACGAGCAGTGAAGGCACGCTTTGTAGGAACAAAAGCGATGCCGGTGCTGGCTTCGGTAACGGCCTTGAAGAACTCGTTTTTGTGCAGGCGGGTGCTGGTTTCGCCGGTCTCGGAGTCGGTCTCCTTGGTGTAGTAGCCAGCGCCAAAAGCCAGATCCTCAGGGGGCAGGCTCTGATTGGCTTGCACGAAATCAAGCAGCTCTTGGCCGACTTTGCGTTCGCCGCTTACTTTCACTTTGTTTGACTTGGTGGCTTCGCTGGTTTCAGTTTCCAGGACAGCAGCTTCGGTAGGCATTTGGGTGGCGTCTAGTTCGGTGTGGTCTAGGACAGCTTGCGCGTCCTGTTTTTTGCGTGCCATGAAGGCGTGGTGATGACTTGTGCAAGTTAGCACACGAAGCGCAATCTTGCAACAAGTCGTCGTCAGGGTTTAAGAGCAAGCATCATTGCTGACGCTGCTGTTTGATCCAGACGACAGATCTTGATGTGTGCGCCGGGGCCGTCCTTTGGGTCACAAAAAACTTTCAAGGAGGTTGCGGCGACAATCAAAGCGTCGTCATCGTAGCATATTTTTGTCAATGCGTCACCACAGGCTCTCAACAGCTTGTCTGCATCGCCCTTGACGGAATGAAAGACTGGGGCGTTTTGTTTCAACTCGCCCTTACTATTAAAATGAATCTTGGGGCGGGGCATACAAAATAATGCTGACAGTAGATAGATGCCATCTGTCTGCCAGTCTCTTGGGCGCATCAGCGTTGCCATTCGCCCGATAGAGGCCCTCCAGGCATAGAGCCCTTTCGATTGCTCCACCATTGCAACTGCGACTTTCTGACGCCCTTCCCGGTCCGTGTAGGCACGCCCAAAGGCGCTTTTGGAGCCCTGCGTTTCAGGTTTGCCTGCGACAAAAAAGGAATAGGACTGAATGGAGCACTGTTCAAGTGTCGTCACCAAATTCGCCGTCACTTACAGGTGGCTCCTGTTTGTAGATTTCAATTAGCTTAGCGATTAAAACACGACGCTTCTTTCTGTCAAGGCGTTTGCTGAGCGCTTTCGCTAGGTCTTCTACTTGCAAAATAGTTGGATGCTTATAAAGAGAAAGTGGCTTGAGTCGCTCTTTCTTTTCCCAAAAGCCAAGGTCCTGTGCGCAGTCCGTAATATCCTTGTACTTTCTTTCTGCGCCTATTTCTTGTAAATAGCCTGGGTATTGATTGTAAATTCTAGTGAGCAGGTTTATCCTTCTCCATTTCTCCTGCTTGTTTGCCTTGTATTTTGCATTGATGCCT